ACAATTTTTGAGTAATCTTTGTTCCGCATAAACTACAACCGGTACTGTCTTCTAGCTTAGAATCAGTCTCTACTTTTAATTTTAATTCTGTTTCTTTGTATTGCGCCACTAATCCAGCGTAAAGCCTTGTAGCTGTCTTAAATTTAGTGTCCACATCATAGTAAGTGGACCAATCATAATTGCTAGCTTTTTCTAATTCGTTAGATTTTTGCTCTAGTTGTGATTTTAACGAGATATAATCAACCGCCAGAACTTCGCTAATGCTTTTAAGATGCGTTTCTATAATAATTCCAGACTTTTTAAGAGCGTCCATCGCTTCTTTTTTCTGCTTAGTTTTTGATTTTCTAATATCAGAAATTGACATTGATTTCATAAGCCATGCAAACTCGCTATCTTCAGAAACTTTATCACAAAACAATCCAGTCAAATAATTGCGTCTAACTTCCCAATTAAGCGACATAAACACCAAAGGATTAGATAAAAACTCCAACGTCTCTACATTGTAGATATTGGACAAAAGATCCTCGTAAACATTCTTTTTTACATCTAATCCATTATAGTAACACTTACCTATTTCTTTTGCTAAGACAACTTCTGAGCCGTCTACATCTAATACCAAAGTAACTTTTGTCTTTGGATTTTCTTTATTGTAAGGCTCAATTTGGAATCTAGACGACTGCGTGCTATTTTTGCTAAATACTACCCAGCAATACGCATCGTAAATAGTTGTCTTCCCAGATCCGTTAGGCAACTCAATCATGTTTGTGATTGGGTCTAGCTCTAATTTTTTGTACTCAATTCCTTTAAAGTCTTGTAGCTCGATTGATTTTAAAATTGCTTTCATTATAAAAAGTATTTATTGTTAATATTTTGCCAGTAATCATGTCCCTGTCTTGTTTTACTAAAAACAAAACTACCTGCTAGAGTAGAACTCTTACAATATTTAAAGTTTAAATGATAAATTAAATTAGGTATATTATCTCTTCTAATATTCTCTATCGCCTGTAATCTTTTTTGTAATGGTAATAATTTTAACCATTCTCTTAATGTTTTCTGTTCCATGATATTATTTTTTTATTGGTTGATCAAAAATTGGGTCTTTTACTATTATTTGCAAAGCAGCCCGATGCAACTCTAATTGTAGTAATTCATTCTCTTTTTCTAAAGCTGCAATTCTTAACAGCAGGTACTCTATTGTATTTTCCATGTGTGATTTGTTTTGAGCAAAGATATATAGGTAGATTGGATAAATAAAACTTTTAACATTTTATTAACAAATATATCTTTTTTGTTGTGTTATCTTTGTTGCTCACATTTAAATAAAAAACTATGAAAATTTCACAATTACCAGAGGACGTAAAGATTAAGGCATTGCAGTACCAAAAAGAATATAAAGGTCAATATATGTGGAACAATACAACAGATTGTTTAGAAGATTCCTTTGATTGGATAGAAACAGAAGAGGGTCAAAAGTATTGGTCTGAATGGCACAATAAAGAATTTATTAATATAACATGGAAAGTAACAACAACGGACACAATTGTTTTATCAGTTATCAAGGACTTAAATAGTAGAAGTATATTAGTAGGGGTTAATAAACATAAAAGAACGCTTGACAGGGAAGATTTAAGCCGTAAAGATTGGCTTCAACACGCTTACGAAGAGTGTTTGGATCAAGCTAATTATTTAAAGAAATTAATATCTTTAGAAAAATGAAGCCAAGACCATATCAGCAACAAGCCGTCAATGAAATTTTTAAAAAGTTTGAGACAGTTGAAAGAATATGCTATTCCCTTGCAACTGGCGGGGGTAAAACAGCGTTATTTTCTTTTCTGGCAAAACAGTTTATAGGTAGCAGCAACAAGCGCATTTTAATCATGGCGCACAGAACTGAACTTATTCAACAAACAGTCAACACACTTTATGAAATTGGCGTAAAGTCCGAAGCTGTAGTAGCTTCTAAAAAGTATCTTCATCATTCGTCCCAGGTTTATGTGGCCATGGTAGAAACAATAGCTAATCGATTAAAAAAGAATCCTTACTTTTTGCCTAAAATTGATCTTATAATAGTTGACGAGTGCCACTTGCTATTCTTTGAAAAGATTTTTGTACATTTTCCTCACGTTAAAATATTAGGGGTAACAGCAACCCCAGCTACAATAATAACCGAAAAAACAATTAGAAATATCGGCAAGGGTAATGAGATGGAATATACTCAGAAATTTGGATTGCATAAAATATACAAGAATTTTATTCAAGGGTATGCAATTAAAAATTTAATTGAAGACGGTAATTTAGTTCAAGAATTAATTTTTAGAGACACACAAATCGATCGATCCAGTTTATCAATTGATAATAATACAAATGATTTTAAAGGCGCAAACAATCACGCTAAAAAAATGTGTGCCGTTACAAATTACGAAAAATTTGCTAAGGGTAAAAAAACCATTATCTTTACAGCATCGACAAAAGATAACCTATCTTTGTTGCAAGATTTTAAGGAAAAAGGTTACGAGAATGCACGCATATTTGACAGCATAAACAAAGAGGAAAGCGGTAGCCGAACGGAATGTTTGCAATGGTATAAAGATACGCCTGAAGCTATATTAATTAATACAGGGGTGTTTACTACTGGATTTGACGAGCCAACAATTGAAGCTGTATTATTGTCAATGTCAACAGCTTCTTTGTCGAAGTTTCATCAGATGGTTGGCCGAGGTGGTCGAGCAACAAAAAAGATATTTAAAGACAAATTTCTGCTTATTGATCTTGGTGGTAATGTTGATACCTTTGGAAAGTGGAGCGATCCAGTTGATTGGGCCGAGCATTTCTATTATCAAAGCGCGTGTCTACCAAAAAAAGAAGCTTTAGAGAATATTACTTTTTGCGTCAAATGCGACATGATTATTCCGGCTACAATTATTATTTGCCCTTTTTGCGGAAATGAAAAGAAAAAAAGAGAAGTAGAACTGGCAAAAGACACTGTGCATGTAGCTGAGTTAATTTACCCGAGCGGGCAAAAGATTGTCAAGTACTGCGAATTATACGCAAAAGACAAAACTTTTGCCGTTGAATTAATGCTGGTCCAATGTGTTGACCTTTTTATTTATACGGAAATACCTTTGGAACAGATATCGGCAACAATAAAAAATGGTAATTTTTTTAAGACTATGACTAAAATTATCAATAAAGAATTATTATTTATTCAAAATTCGGAATTGATTGGCAATTATAAAAAGAATCCTATTAGTGAATTAATAACTAAATTGTACGAATTACATGAAACAGGAATCTAAAATTCAGCAAGAAATATTTAAAGACTTCCATAACAGGCACCCTACTTTTATTATTCATTCAGTTGCTAATGGTGGTACACGAAATAAATTAGAAGCTATTGAGCTAAAAAGAACTGGTCTAGTTGCTGGAATAGCTGATCTTATCATCCATCTTCCAGAAGGGCTATGTGTTATGGTAGAAGTAAAAAATGATAAGGGTAAGCAATCTAAGGAACAAATAAAAATACAGAATAAAATGATTGCTATCAATAGTAATTACATTCTAGTTCGTAGCTTAGAAGATTTTAACAATCAAATACAAAAATATTTATGAAGTAATTGAAAAGCCTTATTTCGTGGTAGGCTGGATTAAGCAATAATTCATTTTAAAATTTATAATTTAGTGAGATTTATTTATAAATTTAATTGGGATAAAAAGGTTCGAATCCTATTATTGCACTAAAATAAAAAATTATGAGAAAATCGATAAATAAAAATACAGAAAGACAAATACTAGAATTATTTTTAAATAGTAATGACAATAGGCTGTTAAGCATAGCAAATGTAGTTAATTTTTCAATAGCTCCAGTTGCAATAGTAATTCAAAAGCATTCGAAAGGTCAAATAAATTACGAAAAACCAGAATACAAAATTTACCACTCAAAAATGAATTATGAAAGTAGAATGTAACGACTGCCTACACCTAAATGAAAAAGTATGCAGCAAAAAATCGAAGAATGGATACAACAATTGCAATAAATACAAGGCTATACCGATGGATGTATTGAAAAAAGAACGCAATGATCTATTAATATCACAACAAAATCCAGAAAGATTAAAAACTTTAACAGAAAAAATAAAAATATTTGAAGGTTATTAAATATATTTGCATAGCCGTTACATGAGTAGCGGCTTTTTTAACAATTAAAATGTATAGAAATGGACACAACAGAAAAAATAAAAAGACGCCTTCAAACTTTTACATTCGAAGAAGTAGCAAAAGAAATAGGCATAAGCCGAACTACATTGTATAAGCGAATACAATGCAACGATTGGAAGAAAAGCGAAATTGTTTTAATAAAATTATTATGATGACCTACAAATATAGTCTTAGGCCCGGAAGCAAAAAAGACATTTGCCCATCTTGCAACAAAAAGACATTTGTTCCGTACGTTGAAACGGAAACAGGAAACGAAGTAGCGACAGCTGGGCGTTGTGATCGAGAGAGTAACTGCGGTTATTTTAAGAAACCAGAGGACAACGAAGCTATTACAGTGCCAAAGTTTGAAGCGATAGAAATACAGACAGATTATATACCTTTGCAACAGATGCAAGATTTATATTGTCAAGGCTTTTACAATTCATTTAGTAAATTTTTGCAAAGTAAATTTGACTTTAAAGAAGTGTTTGCGGCCGAGCAAAAGTATTTTTTAACAGGAAGTAATAAGAGCGTAATTTTTTGGCAAATTGACCAATTAGAAAGGATAAGATCTGGAAAGATTATGGAATACAATCCAGTAACAGGCAAAAGGTTAAAAGATGCAAACGGAAAGGCTCACATAAGTTGGGCGCATAAAAAACCGTACAATCTAAAACAATGCTTATTTGGTTTGCATTTATTAAATGATGACCGAACAAAGGACATTGCAATTGTTGAAAGCGAAAAGACAGCAGTAATAATGTCAATAAAAGAACCTCGATTAACATGGATGGCTTGCGGATCTCTTAACGGTTTTAAAGTAGAATATTTAGCTCCTTTAAGGCTTAGAAAAATATTTGGCTTCCCTGACAAAGGATGCTTTAGTATATGGTCAGAAACCGCAGCTAAATTAAACGAGCAGGGTTTTAACATTGAGGTAAGTGATTTAATTGAAAATAGTATAACGTTGTCCGATGGTGATGACTTAGCAGATTTGTATTTATGATAACAATAACAAACGAGGATAATATGCTTTTAATGGCAAGGTATCCTGATAATTATTTTGATTTGGCTATTGTAGACCCGCCTTATGGGATTGGTTTTGATAATAAAATAAGAGAAGGAAAGTCTAAAAAATGGGATAGCTCAATACCTAATGATGAATATTTTATTGAGTTACAAAGAGTATCTAAGAATCAAATTATTTGGGGTGCAAATTACTTTTCTTATTTATGGAAAAATGGGTGTAGAGGTTTTGTTTTTTGGAATAAAGATGTAAATTTTGAAAGTTATTCTGCTGGAGAATTAGCTTACAGTTCATTTAATAAACCTGCTAAATACTTTTATTATGCTTGGAATGGTTTAGCTGATGGAATTATAGGAAGAAACAAAACACAGAAAACAATCCACCCAACGCAAAAACCAGTAAAATTATACGAATGGCTTTTAATGAATTATGCAAAAGAAGGTGATAAAATACTAGACACGCATTTAGGCAGCGGCAGCATAGCTATAGCTTGTCATAATCTAAAATTTAATTTAACAGCGTGTGAACTTGACAAAGATTATTTTGAAGCAAGTTTAAAAAGATTGCACAACCATCAATCACAACTAACAATGTTTTAATTATGAAAGAATTTGATCAGTTACTAGAAAAAAAAGAAGATTACAAAAACTTTCCAATAGATGTCTTTCCCCCACAAGTCACCGAGTACATGCAAGAGCTACGAGACAAACTAGGTTGTAATCCCAATTACATGGCTGGTGCATTTATCACAGCGTGCAGCATTTGCATCGGCAGAAGCAAAGCAATACAGATACGTGATACATGGAAAGAGTGGGCAGTATTCTGGAATATTATAATCGGGGAAGCAGGAAGCAAAAAAACACCGTCTACTGCACCTTTTATGAAGCCAATTAGGTCTATTGAATCAGAAATGTATAAAGATTACCTAGCTAAGTTAAAAGCACACAGCGACGACGTAAGCGACGATAAGCCTTTACAACCACGTTTATACGTTGGAGACGCAACTATTGAAGCCTACATACAGATACATAGCCAGAATTTAAGAGGTGTCGCAATTGTCCTTGATGAAATTAGCGGACTCGTAGCAAATTCTGGAAAGTACAACAAAGGATCTGATATTGAAAAGTATCTTTCTGCTTTTTCCTATTCCGATATTTCAGCAGCCAGAAAAGGAATAGGTATGTCCTCCATACTTTACGATCCGTACTTACCAATTTTTGGAGGAATACAGCCAAAGATTTTAACTAGCCTAATGACCGAACAATTAAAAGATAATGGGTTTTGGGATCGATTTTTATTTGTTAGTGGTAATTTTCAAACAGGAAAAATGACTAAAGAAGATGTTGCTGGTAATGTTGCTAATAATTACGATAGCTATGTACGCGGCATGTTTGAACTAATAAAGGAAACAGAATTTACAAAAGAAAACGGTGATCTTAATGTGGATTATTACCACATGGATAATGAAGCTAAAGACCTTTGGTTTGACTATAACGGGAAAATTGAAGATATGATCGCAGACGGGTCCGAACTATCTAACGGAACAAAAAGCGCCTACAGTAAGATGGCTACATACTTTGGTAGATTTATTTTGCTTATGCACATTCTTGACAGCGTTTATGTATATCCGTTTCAAAAATTAAGAGAGGCACAGATAAATGTGGGGTCAGTTGAAAAAGCAATACGGCTAGTCAAATACTTTATGTTCCAATATGAATTGGTAAGCAAAGAAGTGTCAATCGAAAAGGAGGCTAAAAACATCTTATTTGATACTAAGGGGATGACTATTAACGAAAAAGTAAAACTATTGCACACAAAGGATCCTACGATGAGCCAGCGGGCATTAGCTAAACATTTTTCGATTAGCTTGGGAAGTATTAATAAAATTTTAAATAGTTAGTAATAAACCGCCCTAAAAAGCGGTTTTTTTGTTCATATGCTTTCCTACAAAAGTTTTGTTAAATTTAACATAAATATAATACTTAACTTACAATTTTTCAAAAATAGTGTTCGCGGTGTTCAAGGCTTGTTCGCGTGTTTCGCTAATAATACCAAGGGCTAACAACATTTTTAATGTTCATGAACAACTTTGAATATATAATTTCAAATTTATAAATTCTTACGTATTCTTACATATAGATATATTATATATGTAAGAATAATATTGTTAATATAATATATAATACTTCTATGCGTGAGAGAATACTAAATTGTAGATTACTTTTTGTTCATGAACACAAAAAACGTTGTCAAAGCCTGATATCATTGACTTAAGCCTCGAACAAGCCGTGAACATCGTGAACACTGTCAAAATATACATAAAAATGAACGTGAGTATGTATATTTTTATGTATATTTGTAAAAAAAAGATATGGAATTAATTAACTTAGATCATTGCGCAATCAACAACAAAAGCATGATTCTTAAAAAAGAATCGTTATTAGCTTTTATTTCAAAAAATGAAAATTATGATGTTGAAAAAATATGCATTGCATTAGAAATAAATAGATCTGTTTTAAAAAAATGGATAGCAGAAATAAATCTAGCTCCTTTGAAAAGTTATAAATTTAGAATTGTAAAAGTAAAAGAAGCAGACCCTTCTTTGTCTCAAAGAGAAATAGCTAGAATAATTGGATGCAGCGTTGGAAGTGTTAACAAAGCGTTAAAAAAATAAACATAAACTATATTTATTAATATCTTTACAAAATGAAAGATATATCACAACACGGAATTACAACAACAAAGCATAAATGCAAAATAGACGTTTTAAGGCACTTTCTTTTGTGTTTCGATACTTATGACGTTAAATCGCTTTCGATTGATTTAAACATGCCAGTTTTGTCTCTAATCAATGAAATTGACAGTATTAAAGGCTGGGAATATATGACAGTAACAACAAAAGCATTATATTTAAAAGCAAAAGGTTTTGAAAACGAGGAAATTAATTTAACATTAAATATAAAAAGATGAGTGATTTCACAATTACAAAAGAACAATTAAGAAGTTTGACGGATCCTAAAGTTAAAGAAATGTTTCCAGATGCTTTTGATAATATTTTAGAAGTTGGTAAGTGGTATAAAAATACTAAAAAATACTACGAGCAAAGTATTGCGTATGTTGTAGATCTCTATGGGGATAATAAACAGTTTGCAGGCTATGGACTTGACAACGAATCAGATTGGGTTTATGATGTAGCAAAAAATGCATTTGGATCTAATAATTGGCAACCAGCAACTCAAGAAGAAGTTTTTGAAGCGTTAAAAAGGGCAGCGATTAAAATGGGATACAAAAAAGGTTTGTATTGTTTTTTTAGAAAAGATAAGATTATTAAAGCTATTGATGATGAAGGTGGTTTTAAACTAAGTGCATGGGATAGTAACGCATTAGTTATCGGATCTGATTGCATTTTTATAGACGGAGAATGGGCAGAAATAGTTAACAAAAAATTATTGTAATGGCAAAAAACGGAAACATACACCCGACAAGGGTATTTAGAACACCAAACGAATTGGAAAGGGCATTTGAATTTTATAAAGAAGATTTAATAGTTCAAGCAGGTAGCTGGCAAAAAGTCCAGTATGTAGGCAAAGAAGGGCAGCGAATGAGCGACGATTTAAAGTTACCTTACACCATGGAAGGGTTTAGTGTGTTTTGTTATAAAAATTATGGAGTTATTCATCAATATTTTAAAAATCAGGACTGTCTTTACTCTGACTTTATGCCCATCTGCGCACATATAAAGGAAGAAATTAGGTCCAATCAAATTACAGGAGGTATGACAGGAGTGTTCAACACTAGCATTACTCAAAGATTAAACAGTTTAGTTGAGAAAATTGAAGACGTTACACCAGCAGCACCAAAGAAAATAATTGTAAAAATTAAACGAGATGAAAATACTACTCCTTAAAAAATCAATCTTACTTATTAGAATTAATCCAGAAGATGACTGTTGCAAATGTTTGTTTATTTTTTCGATAAGTTGGAATGCTTTTAAATTTGATGTATTGAATTTTGACTTTGAAGCCTTTACAATGAAACAAATTAAAGAATTTTACGTAAATTTGGCAGATGACTGGGATCGAAAGTATAGAATTTGAAGACGGGATATTTAACGAATTGTACCACGAAATAGATGGGGCGTTTTCTGACGAGAAGATACGCTTCATTTTTATTTATGGAGGTTCCTCTTCCTCAAAGACATTCTCTTACGTACAAAAGTCAATTGTTTACATGATGGAAGGAGTAGACAATAATAGCTTAATATTTAGAAAATTCTCAGTTGACATTGAGCAATCAGTATTTCAAGATTTTAAAACAATAATTAACGATTGGGGGTTGAATGAGTATTTTAAAATACAAAAGCATTACATTGAATGTCTATTAACAGGATCATATGTAAGGTTTAAGGGGTTGGATGACAGCGAGAAGATAAAAGGATTGTCTGGAATAAAAAAGATATGCTTAGAAGAGCTATCGCAGTTTGATATGATTGACTTTAAACAGGTAAAGAAACGTTTAAGAGGACTAGTAGGGCAGCAGATTATCGGGATCTTTAATCCAGTTTCTGAACTGTCATTTATTAAAACACAAATATTTGATAATGAAATTTTTACAGATATTGAAAGTAAAATACAATCTAAACAAATTAACGATAAAGGAGATACAATTGTATTACGGACTTGTTATCTTGACAACACTTGGATTGTTGGTAACGGTAAAGGTGGTGGTTTTATTGACGTCCATGTTATAGCAGATTTTGAGCGAGATAAAATAAATGATATTAATTACTATAACATTTACGCGTTAGGCAACTGGGGTAAACTCCGAACAGGTGGCGAGTTCCTAAAACAATTTAAAAGCGATAAGCACGTAGGAACATACCCTTATGATTCCGCATTACCAATTCACATATCGTTTGATGAGAACGTACTCCCATACTTAACCTGCAACGTGTTTCAGTTATCAAATAATACTTTACGACAAATAGACGAAATAATGTTAAAGGATCCTTTAAACACGCTTAAAGATACGTGCGAAGAATTTATAAAAAGATACGGACTAAACAGACAAGGGCTTTTTGTTTATGGAGACGCGACTAGTCGAAAGCAAGATACTAAAATTCAAAAAGGACAGAACTTTTACTTATTGATTAAAGGTTATTTAAAAGCGATGAGGCCAGACTTTAGAATACCTCGAGCTAATCCATCTGTCATCATGTCCCGAAACTTTACAAATGAATTATTAGCTGGAGAGGTTGAGGGTATTACGATTGCGTTTGATTCTAAATGCCGTAATTCAATTAATGACTATCAGTATTGTACGGAGAATGAAGAGGGAAAAGTTAATAAGAAAGTAATTAAGGACAAATTGACTGGTCAAAGCTATCAGGAGTTTGGTCACGCTTGCGACACGCTGAGGTACATATTGGTTTCAATGTTTGGTGACAAGTATAAAAAGTACATGAAAGGTTAAAGTAATGTTAAAGTTTTATTTGTTTGGTTTGAATAACTAAATTGCTTGTGTATCTTTACACCAGCAATAAAGCTAAAGACAAAAAATAAATATTATGATGACACTACAAGCAGGAGTTTTTGGAGTTCACAATGGTGAAGTCTTAACAAGAAAAGAAAATATCGGATGGGTTCGTGATAATAATTATAACAAAAAATTTAAAAGACCTAATACTATATTAGTGGATGGTATTGGTACTTTTACTTTTAGAACTTCTTGGAAAGCCGATTTAACAGGATATAAATTTATTTATGAATCTGATATTTTCGTAGGCAATAGCCAAAGTGCGATGAAATTAATTTGTTGGTAATTAAAACGGGGTGTAAAAACCCCTTTAAAAAAATATATTATGAAATGTATAGAATGTAAAAATTATATGGTTGCACAACATAATCAAACAAATAGCATAGATAAAATTTGTGCTTCAAATAAAAAAGACTTAAGACTTATTTTCAATTTAAAACCTGAAAACTGTAAAAATTATAAAGATGCAAAGGCAAAAATAATAATACAAATAAAAACATTATGAAAAACAAAAACTTTATTTTAGGAACGATTATATTAGGTGTTTTCTCCCTTTCTATTATGTGGGTAGTCCTAGAATCTATCTTATTTATTTTACGTTTAATTTTTAATTTATAACATATGAAATTACTTGAAGCAATATACGACATAGTATCAAATTATTTATTCGGATCCGTAAACTGCAACCCTAAAGGATAATCTATGATTCTAGGCATAACATTAAATCGATTTGCAAAGATAAGATCTCAAGGCGATAATGTAAAGTGTAATTTCTTAACTAAGATATTACTTGAGAAAAAACCTGTAAAGAAATTTAAGTGCAAGGAAATACAAGATCTTACATTAGATCAATTGGTTAATGCAGAAATGTACCTTGAAGATGAAGATTATACTAAATTTTGTTCTATATTTGTAATGCAAAAATGGTGGCAAACTATTTACATTCACAACATGTCATTTATAATTATGGAGTTTCTTTGTCAGCAAAGAATGCATTATGAGTTATATGATTTTATTTTTGACCCGCCGCAATATGTTGAAGATGCAAAAGAAACGACGGGGTCAGAATTAAAAAGGGAATTTGTAGAACGGTTTGGAAACTATGTTGTATTAATGGATGTCATCTGTAAAGGAGACATGACAAAGTACAAGGCAGTAGAGCAATGGAAAGTAAGTGAGTTCTTTTTTTGGGCAAACTATTTAACAGGTCAAAGAATAATTGAAGGGGTAAAATAAAATACAATTGTGTGAAGATGCACAAAACTAAAGCATAATGGCAAATCAATTATCACAATTATTAACATTTATTATTGAAGTCTACGATGCGATACCGCTCGTTAACACTATTTGTTTTAAAGATGACGATGTAGTTGACGTAGAAAAAGAGAATGTTTACCCGCTTGTTTCTATTCAGTTATTATCTGCACCAGCACCTGACTGGTACAATCGGCAGTACGTAATTGCTTTTGAAGTACTAAACCAACGAGATGATACAAAGACGTCAACAGGATCAAAGCTGTTAACGGACACAAACTACATTGATAACATTGGCATTACCGATAGCATCGCGAATAATTTCTTAATGGAAATATTAAAAGACCATAATGATCTTGACATACAAATTGTTGACGGCAGCATTTCTACATTTGAGCCAGTACGAAAAGACGAACGGAATGCCCTTGATGGTGTTAAGTTCTCTGCCACATTTATGATGCATCAAAATAGTATCTAATGGAATACACGGTAGGCCAGATCAGGCAGTACATAAGGGAAGTGATAAGAGCTTCAAAGAATACTGCTCGCGTTGATTCTGGATTGCTAAAAGATACAATGCGCGGGGCATATATTGGCAAAACTAAATCAATTGAATTTCGTCAATTGTTTTACGGGGCCTACGGAACCAATAGCAAGTTAATTGCGAACGCTGAAAGAATGATACCTAAAGATTTGCCTTGGACGGTAATTTTTGAAGATGAAGAAGGTAGGGAGACCACGGTAAAAGGTAAGACAAGAACAGGGAGAGAGATAAGAAGGTCGGCAATATCTCAAGCAAATATAGGTACTGACAAGATTAAGCAATTACTAAAATCTTTAAAGATAGCAAATGGCAGCGAGAAAAACGATACAGCAGAAGGAGATAGAAGTGTTGACTAAAAAAAGTTTACTTGAATTAGGCGACGTTATTAAAGTTACAATTCGACGCAACTCAAAAGTTAGTAAGATTCAAAAAGATCACTTACGCGATAGTGTTGGCCGAGGCGTAAAGCCGTTTAATGTTTTAATTTTATCCGAAAAGGTTTACGGACAATTTAATACTCCAAAAGGGCAACCAACCCCAAAGGATCGAGAAAATTTGACTAACACGCCTATGCTTAATGCTATTGAAGAGTTTCTTCCTGACGCTACAAATGTTTACATAAAAAATATGATTGATTTATTAATTAGCCCAATAGTTTAAGATGCCATTAGCCACGCCCACATTAACCAATATAAGTAATAAGGCCCAAATTTATTTAGCCGAATCTCCAGTTCATTTTAATTTTCAAAATGAATTAGCAGACGCAAGCATTGCAAGCGTTACAATTGAAGTTTATATATGGAGAGGGTTCCAAACTGCTGATCTTCCTGCAACGCCTCGACTTGTTTTTAACAATGTAAAAAAAGTTAGTCCGGCAGACAAATACATTGCAATTGAATTGCACAACGAGATAAAAGCATTTATTACAAGTTCTAACCTTAATAAAAATTACCCCCAATATGCGTACAACACAACATCAGGAGCGACGACAGCGGGGGAAGGGGTTTACTTTCATATTGTTTACAAAGTAGATACAGAGAGTGTTAAGCAATTAGTCTCTTTCTTTGCTACTTCTGGTTATAGGTATTCATTTGAACAATTAGGCGGTCCTTACAGCAGCTACAATGACGTGGAAACGGCTAGAAAATTTGCCAAGTCAATCAATTATGATAAGTTTACTATTAATTTGACTACAATTGCATCAAGTTCGCAGTCAGGATCTGGAGCCAATGGCTTAATCCTGCAGCAAACAGTTGTGCCAGTTACAAGATTGCAGCAGACAGGCGTTACTTGTAAGCTAGCTTACTTAAATAGATTAGGTTTATGGGACACGTTTACTCCTTTTGGAAAGTTTGTCACTCAGGAACCAATCAAAAGAGATGAGTTTGCAAGCACTTACAGAAACCCATTGCAAATTAATAGCCAAATTCAGCACCTAAAGCAAAACGGATCGCCTACAGGGTTCCGAAAGTTTGCTATTAACACCGGATTAATTGACGAAAGCAATAATTATCAGATACGTGAGTTGAAAAGTAGCTCAAAAATATACCTAATTATCTTTGGCGATGACGTTTTTACAGATGTTCAGACAGGAATTACTGTTGACAGTACTAGTGTTACAGTTGACAACACAGCTATTACGGTAGATAGTGACGTCGTGACGCTTGCTGATCTAGGATTTTATAGCAAATTTACTCAGATTCCTGTTCGATTTGTTGGAAATGATTTTACAATAAAGACTAGATTAAATGAAAAAAGTTCAATATCTTATGCCTTGGAATTTGAAGAGACAAACAACTTTATAAATAATATCTTGTAGCATGATCCAGATATACATCAAGCACACCGATAACAATTTCTACTTACTAGACGTAGAGCCAACGGAACTTATTAATTTTAAATTAACGTCTAAGGACCTTAATGACATTTCAAAGATCTTTAGTCCTTTTACGCAATCATTCAATTTAAAAGCTACAGACAAAAATAAAATACTTTGTGGATTTATTGGCAATGAAAAAATACAACGTGCCAATTTGACAGGCGAATTTGACTCAATGATTTACATTTCTGGATTTTTGTTTCAATCCGGAAAGATTACTTTTGATGAATCAGACTATGAATTACAAGATCAAAAAACCTTAAAAACTTCTTTTGCAAGTAATTTGACTAGTTTAACAGATAGGCTTGGAGACACAACTATTCAAACATTATTCCAAGATGCTAACGGTGCATTTGATGATGCTGTGAAAGTAGAATGGAATTATATTACTTTGCGCGATAGAATGAGATCAATAGTAAATGTAATTATTCCTAGCACTAATATTGCCATGCGCTTTGGCATTCCTTTTATATCAAATAATAGAATTTTTACATACGACGAGGTTAATCTTGACGTTGTAGATAACATTGCGTTCAAACAAATTAGAACAGAAGCTACGGTCAATCAAATATCATTAGCGGAAGTTAGACCAGCTGTAAGTTTTATGACAATTATGGAACACTTAATTTTAAAAATAGGCACACCAATAATTTGCCCGATTTTTAAAAGACCAGAAGTTCGTGATATTTTTGTTTGGTGCAGCTCGGAAAGTCTTGTCGTTCCTGATGCAAAAGCATTCCCGTTAATTAATTACAATCCAATTGTTGCGCTTCGTTATGATTTTAAACAAGATAATAACGCTGTTAATGTTCCCGCATTGTCAAATGTAAAATGGTTAATGACTTCAAATCCAACTACAGGTGTTTTTAAATGTGACAGAAATAACTCTAACTCAGGAGAGCAGGGAGGTTGGTCGGATGGGTTTGACGTAAATGTAATTTTTAATAATTTGGTTTCGCTTGAAGGACCAGAAACTAAAATAAAAGTAAATTTAATTAATGATGCAACGGGCATAATTTTAGACAGTCAAGAAATTGACGGGAATTTTTTTACGTCCCGTATAACTGACACTAGAGCAGAGAATCCGACTATGCTAGATGCCAACGGAGATTTGTTTTTACGCGTTGAGATTCTGCCAATTACATTGTTGAAATGGGAATTTTTGGAATACCAAACTATACAGCGTTTTAATTATACCAGAAGAGTTGGTTTGTCAAATAGAACCGCACGAGCAAACTATTCGCATACGTCGAGAAATAACACAGCATCAGGCACGCTAGGTGGAAATAAGTTTAATTTAATTACGGCGTTGCCAAAAAAGAAATGTACTGACTTTTTGCGAGATTTTTTTAAAACATTCAACATTTCGGTTGTTAGTACAGGTCTACCAGATCAATCTATGTACTGGTTGACTCCTGAAGACATTGAAGAAGATAATAAGCCATATTCTAAAAGAATTGTAGACTACACTTCTTTTGTTGACGTGTCCACATTAAATAAGAAAAAAGCAAACGAATATAATTTGTATTCATTTACTCCTTTTGCTTCAAAGTATTTTGACGGAACTTATTTTAATGGAGATACTTTTGGCTCATTAGTATATCCATTAGTAACGGTGCTAAAGCCAACAAAGTATGAAGTTAAGACGGAATACAGCATCATGAATCAGCGTATTCTTATAAGCCATCCGTCAGGCGTTAAAAGTTGCTACGGGTTTTCAAAAGATACGCCAACTGTATTAGATAGTGGTGCCGTTAGGTATAAACCAGTTTACGAAGAGTTTACTTTGTTTTATTTAAAACCAAAAACACTTGGGTTCAATCCTGTTTCGATTGAATATACGCCAACAATAAACCAGCCATTGTTTGGACTATTAGAGGCTAGTTACCGCAATTCATTTAATGGTAAATTATTATCTTTTGGAGCAATAGGAATTGATACCGATTCTTTGTTTTTAAATTATTACAATAGTTTTATCGAATTGCTATTAGACCCTAATACATATAAAAGTGAGTTTACTTTAAACCTACCAGCAAATGAGATATTTTTAAATTTTAGTAACCTTAATCAAGGCGAAAGCAACATCCCGACAGGTTTTAGAGCGCAAAACGAGTTCATTATAAGCGAGCAAAGGTATCAATTAGTTGAGGCATCTATATCATTGACAGATGGAAAAACAAAATTAACGGGTTTAAATTTTTAATATGGCAGAACAAGAAAGAAAAGTTAAAATTAGTTTCGACAGCAACGCAGATCAGGCAGCAAAAGACTCTAATAACCTGGCAAAATCTTTAATAAAAGTAGAGGAAAGTACCTTGCAGCTTGAAAAAGCTAACAAGGCTTTACTTGACACAGAAGGAAAAACAGAAGCTCAAATAAAAGCTCTGGAATTATCGCAAAGAAAAGCAACGGCAGCGCAGAAAGACGCTGTTATTGCGCACGGTGAGCAGTCTAAGGCAGCCAAAAATACTACTCAATCATTAGAAGAGATGGGTGGTGGTATTGGCGGTGTTATTAGTTCAATGAAGGCAATGCTAAAGCAGATGGCGTTGTTAATTGCTAACCCTTTAGTACTTGCGATTGTTTTAATTTCTGGGTCACTAGCATTATTATTTAAAGCTTTTACTAGCACTAAAGAAGGTGGCGAAGCATTAGATAGGGTTATGACCGGAATCGGTGCCGTTGTAGACGTGTTGCGCGATAGGTTTTTAAGTCTTGCAGGCGCTGTTGGTAAATTGTTTACTGGCGATTTTATTGGCGCGGCCAATGATGCTAAAAATGCGATAAGCGGTTTTGGATCGGAAGTAGAAAAAGAATTTAAACAGGCTTCAGACGCTAAAAGATTTTTGCAAGAAGCTAATGATGCAATGCGTGACTTAGGCGTAACACGTGCTAGATTAAACAGAGATTTAGCAGCTAGTAAAGAAATTATAACTGATGAAAACGCAAGCTATGCCGATAAAAAGAAAGCAATTGATGCCGTAAGAATTGCAGAAGGAAAGCAAACTGATGCAGAACTAGCCAACGCAAAAAAGAGATTAAATGCAATAAA